AAATGACTAACATCCTACAAGTGAAACTATTATCAAAAGACGCTAGAATGCCCGAACGAAATCATAAGACAGATGCAGGTTATGACATATTCTCAGCTGAAACTGTCGTACTTGAGCCACAAGAAAAGGCAGTGATCAAAACAGATGTAGCTGTAAGCATTCCAGAGGGCTATGTCGGGTTATTAACTAGCCGTAGTGGTGTAAGTAGTAAAACACATTTAGTGATTGAAACAGGCAAGATAGACGCGGGATATCATGGTAATTTAGGGATTAATATCAAGAATGATAATGAAACGTTAGAGAGTGAGGATATGAGTAACTTTGGTCGGAGTCCTGCTGGGATAGATGGAAAGTATGCCCGACTACCTGTAACAGATAAAATTTTATGTATGAATGGTAGTTATGTCATAAACAAAGGCGACAAACTAGCTCAATTGGTTATTGTGCCTATATGGACACCTGAACTAAAGCAAGTGGAGGAATTCGAGAGTGTTTCAGAACGTGGAGCAAAAGGCTTCGGAAGTAGCGGAGTGTAAACCGGTCGAATTCGACGGGTTTAAAAATAAAAACATATTAGATCGGGTCAAGGAGGTTTTGGGGAAGTGACACAATATTTAGTCACAACATTCAAAGATTCAACAGGACGTAAGCATACGCACATAACTCGAGTTAAGAGCAATCAAAGGTTTACAGTTGTTGAGGCAGAGAGTAAAGAAGAAGCGAAAGAGAAGTATGAGGCACAAGTAAAAAGGGACGCAATTATTAAAGTGGGTCAGTTGTTTGAAAATATAAGGGAGTGTGGGAAATGACGGAAGTTAAAATTAAAACTATTTCAGGTGAATTTTATTTTGCGAAAATAAGAAGACCTTTTGAAGATTACGTTAATGATGCGATGAGTTGTAACGGTTACATTTATGCGGAAAATTTAATCAAACAGGTATCATGTGTTAAAGCGAATGCAATTGAATCAATCACACTTATTGAGGAGTCGTAAGATGATTAAACAAATATTAAGACTATTATTTTTACTAGCAATGTATGAGTTAGGTAAGTGTGTAACTGAGCAAGTATATATTATGATGACGGCTAATGATGATGTAGAGGCGCTGAGTGACTTCGCAAAGTTGAGCAATCAGTCTGATTTGATGAGGGCGGAGGTGTCGGAGTAGATGGAATGGGTATTTTTTTCTGCTTACATTGTTATATTCATTGCATGTGCATATGTGATATATAGACGAATTGAAGAAGTGAGCGAGGAAGTTGATGAATTACAGCGTGACATAAAAAAGAATGAAAAATTATTGGAAAATTATAAGAAAGAAAACAGACCAATCGAATATATCGTTGAGTTAAAAAACGGTGTGTATTTACAAGAAAAATATACATCATCGTTTGCGCAAAGAACAACACTTGTTACAACTAGTAATGTTTTTGAAGCTAAATCATATGACAATTTATTTTCAGCTAAAATAGATGCTGAATTTATGCGTGGTCGTGTATTAAAATATAAACCGAATTTAGAGGTGGTTGAATAGATGATGTGGTTAATCATAGCAATTATATTACTAGTCATCTTATTGTTTGGTGTGATGTTGCAAGCTGAACAGTTAAAAGGCGATGTGAAAGTTAAAGAGCGAGAGATAGAGATATTAAGAAGTAGATTGAGACATTTTGAAGATTAAACATATTTGTATGGAGGGTATTCATGACTAAAAAGAAATATGGATTAAAATTATCAACAGTTCGAAAGTTAGAAGATGAGTTGTGTGATTATCCTAATTATCATAAGCAACTCGAAGATTTAAGAAGTGAAATAATGACACCGTGGATTCCAACAGATACAAATATAGGCGGGGAGTTTGTACCGTCTAATACATCGAAAACAGAAATGGCAGTAACTAATTATCTTTGTAGTATACGAAGAGGTAAAATCCTTGAGTTTAAGAGTGCGATTGAACGTATAATCAACACATCAAGTAGGAAAGAACGCGAATTCATTCAAGAGTATTATTTTAACAAAAAGACTTTGATTGCGGTATGTTATGACATACACATTTCTGAAAGTACAGCGCATAGAATTAAGAAGAAGATAGTTTCTAAACTAGCCGAAGAATTAGGGGAATACTAAAATTGACAGTAAAATGACAGTTTTTGACACCTAAAACGAGATATTATGATATTGTAAGAATTATCTTAAGACGTGGGGTAATAGCCACATTAGATGTTCTCATCGATGTGATTGAGAAGTGACAAACATATAAAAATTGATATGTTACGCTATTAATCACTTACTACCTGCCTATATGGTGGGTAGTTTAATTCTTGCATTTTGAGTCATAACTATTTTCCTCCTTTCACATTTATTGAACGTAGCTCCTGCACAAGATGTAGGGGCATTTTTGTATTTAAAATAACTAGAGTAATTAACATAAAGTGGGTGGTACATGAAATGAACGAGAAACAAAAGAGATTCGCAGATGAATATATAATGAATGGATGCAATGGTAAAAAAGCGGCAATCTCAGCAGGTTATAGTAAGAAAACAGCAGAGTCTTTAGCAAGTCGATTGTTAAGAAATGTTAATGTTTCGGAATATATTAAAGAACGATTAGAACAGATACAAGAAGAGCGTTTAATGAGTATTACAGAAGCTTTAGCGTTATCTGCTTCTATTGCTAGAGGAGAACCTCAGGAGGCTTACAGTAAGAAGTATGACCATTTAAACGATGAAGTCGAAAAAGAGGTTACTTACACAATCACGCCAACATTTGAAGAGCGTCAGAGATCTATTGACCATATATTAAAAGTTCATGGTGCGTATATCGACAAAAAAGAAATCACTCAGAAGAATATTGAGATTAATATCGGTGAGTACGATGACGAAAGTTAAATTAAACTTTAAGAAACCATCTAATGTTTTCAATAGAAACATATTCGAAATACTAACCAATTATGATAACTTCACCGAAGTTCATTATGGTGGCGGTTCAAGTGGTAAGTCTCATGGAGTTATTCAAAAAGTTGTACTAAAAGCTTTGAAAGACTGGAAATATCCTAGACGTATACTGTGGCTTAGAAAAGTACAATCAACAATTAAAGATAGTTTGTTCGAAGATGTTAAAGATTGTTTAATCAACTTCGGTATTTGGGACATGTGCCTTTGGAATAAGACTGACAACAAAGTCGAGTTACCAAACGGCGCAGTCTTTTTGTTTAAAGGATTGGATAACCCAGAGAAAATAAAATCGATTAAAGGTATTTCAGACATAGTCATGGAAGAAGCGTCTGAATTTACACTAAATGATTACACGCAATTAACGTTGCGTTTGAGGGAGCGTAAACACGTGAGTAAACAAATTTTTCTAATGTTCAACCCAGTATCTAAATTGAATTGGGTTTATAAGTATTTCTTTGAACATGGTGAACCAATGGAAAATGTCATGATTAGACAATCTAGTTATCAGGATAATAAGTTTCTCGATGAAATGACACGTCAAAACTTAGAGTTGTTAGCAAATCGTAATCCAGCATATTACAAAATTTATGCGTTAGGTGAATTTGCAACACTAGACAAATTAGTTTTCCCTAAGTATGAAAAACGTTTAATAAATAAAGATGAATTAAGACATTTGCCTTCTTATTTTGGATTGGACTTTGGCTACGTTAATGATCCTAGTGCTTTTATACATTCTAAAATAGATGTAAAGAATAAGAAATTATACATCATTGAAGAGTATGTTAAACAAGGTATGCTGAATGATGAGATAGCTAATGTCATAAAGCAACTTGGTTATACAAAAGAGATAATAACGGCAGATAGCGCTGAACAAAAAAGTATTGCCGAAATAAGTAGTTATGGTATTACTCGAATCAGACCGGCTATGAAGGGCAAGGATAGTATTATCTCTGGAATACAATACCTTAATCAATTCGATATCGTTATTGACGAACGATGTTTTAAAACGATTGAGGAGTTGGACAATTACACGTGGAAAAAAGACAAAAACACAGGCGAATACTATAACGAACCAGTGGACACGTACAACCATTGTATTGACGCATTACGCTATAGTGTTGAAATGTTAATGATCAATAACAAAAAACAAAAGAAAACCGCAAAAGATTTACGTATGATTAAAAATATGTTTTAAGGAGTGGGCTAATGACTTTATATACAGTCGGGAGTGTAACAGAAAAATTTTCTCCAATTGCTAACGATGATTTTATTGTCAATGATTTAGATGAATTGTTTCAAGATGATTTTTTAAGAACATTAATCAATAGACACAAAACAGAACAATTACCACGTCTAGAGATGTTAGAAGCTTATTATTTGAATAGAAACACAGATATATTAACAGGACAACGTCGTTTAAATAGTAATGGGGATAAAGCGGACCATAGAGCTGTACATAATTATGCTAAGTACGTATCGCGCTTTATAGTCGGATATTTAACTGGTAATCCAATCACTATTACGCACAAAGAAGAATCTACCAATAACAAAATCATTGAGCTGAATGATAAGAATGATGCTGATGAAATCAATAGCGATATAGCGTTAAACTTATCTATTTACGGTAGGGCTTATGAGATTGTTTATAGAGACTTAATGGACAATGATACATTTAGAGTATTAGATCCTAAAAGTACTTTTGTTGTATATGATAATTCCCTAGACAAGCAAATTATAGCGGGTGTTAGATATTACGAAAAGAGTAACACCGAAAAGGTGCCGACAAATTATATAGAAGTATATACAGACCAAGATATCTACTATATAGAAATCAAAAATGGTTCTATTGTCATCAATGACGTTGTTAAACATTTTTACAATGAGGTACCAGTCATTGAATACTTAAACGATCAGTTCAAACAAGGTGACTTCGAAAATGTTATTTCACTGATTGATTTATATGACGCAAGTCAGTCGGATACAGCAAATTACATGTCTGATACTAATGATGCTATGTTGGCTTTAATTGGTAACGCTGATTTAGACGGCGAGGATGCAAAAGCATTTAGAGATGCAAATATGATTCATATAAAACCATCAATAAACGCTAATGGTGGAGAAGGTAAAGCAGATGCTAAATATATTTATAAGCAATACGATGTGGCAGGTTCAGAAGCTTACAAAA